GTCGGGCGTGCCGGATGCGCCGCCGATGTGCAGTGCAGGCCCGATGTATTCGCCGCCGAGCGTGAGGCTGACCGATGGCGTCGGCGTGCCCTTGAAATTCACCATCAGTGTCGTGATTTCCTTTACCGTGCATTTGGCCTGCACGGCCTCGCCGTCTTTTAGGAAGGCGCGGGGCGTAGTTGTGGTAGTGGTGGTGGCCTCCGGGGCAATGGTGCCGTTGGCACTGGGCTTCTCAGGAGCGGACTCCGCAGCTTTCACGGGCTCGACCACCTTCGGCTCTGGCTTCGGCTCCACCTTCGGAGCATCCGGCACGATTTCAGCCTCAATGGCGGCGGGCTTCGTGTCGGGCACCGCAGCCGCGCCCTTCTTGGCACGCGCGGGGGCGGCGGCACGCTGGACTTGAGGTTCGGCGGGCGCAGCAGCCTGCTCCGTGACCGTATCCGTGACGTTCACCATCTCGCCCAGCTTGTGCTCGTCGGAGTCCATCGGGAGGCCGTGAATCACCATGCGACCCACTTGCTTCAGGGCGCGGATTTCGGCCATGTGGTGGCGGCGTGTTGCCCAGTTTGGATTCGACGAAACAATCCACTCGTTGACCCAGATGGTTTTCTTAAGAAGCCCCTTGGTCCGGTGGTTGATGTATCCGGTGCAGGTGTCATTCACCTGCTCGGGCGCGGCGTGGTACTCTGTCCAGAACGCCGGACCGCCATCCTTCTGCGCAACCACGTCGGGGTGATTCGAGAGGAGCGTAAACACGCCATCCGGCCCGATCATCACGGTCACGGAGCCGTTGCGGTCCGGGTACGGATACATTTGACCAGGGAGCAGCGGATTCAGCTTCAGCGCGTTGGCCACGCTGATGTACGTGGCGAGCTGCGCGTCGGTGACTTCTTCAGGGCGCTTACCCTTGAAGCATTGAGCCTTGATCGTGTCGATCATGGCAGACCGCTCCATCCCGAGGAAAGAGCTGAGTTCGTCGCTGGCTTTGATGAGCGGGCGAGGCGTGGTAACGGCTAGTTGTTCAGACATATATTTTGTGTGTTGGGAGTTAAAATCAAATCATGCGTCCGACCATGCGGACAATGTGGTAGAGGCCGTAGGCGGCGAAGTAGGCGACGGCTGCGGCGCAGAGGACGACGACGGCGAAAACACTAGCGAGCACGAATCTCATTGTGCCAAGCCAGCCTGCGCTCCTCGGTTGCGGTTGCGTACCAGTCGGGCCACCACGGGATGGGGCTGTGCTGGCAGGTGGGTCCGTGGAGTGGTGCGATCACGTTTTGGGATAGGCATGCGGGACACAGCGCAGCGGACTGCGCCGAATGCGTACCGGATTTCGTCGATGTTTCTCGCATGGAATGTGTGCCGCCCGATGAATATCACCAGCCTCGGCTGCTTCGGCGTGACCTTGGCGTAGATTCCGAAGCGGCGGGTCATGGGGATTGCCTAATGTTTGGCGCTATAAAAACAGCCGCCATAAAAAGTAGGTAGCCGCATATGCCCATCCAATCTGGCGCGACTGGATACGCTATCCATGCGCCCAGTGTGGCCCCGCCAATCAGGACGAGAATAATGGCAATAAAGTTACGAATGGCGCTCACTCCCCCTCCGTTTCGGCAGGACGCCAAGGGCGGTGAGGGCGGCTCGGGCGTGGTCATCGCAGGAAGCGCCGCACCCGTAGGCCCTCTCGTCGTCGTTGATAGCCTTGGCCACAAATGCAATCAGCGCATCCGGGTCCGACACGTCGAGGACGGCGACGGGGGCTGACACGAGCCTGCGCCCTCCTTTTTTCCACACGATAAAGCCATCGCCTTTCTGCCATTCGGCATCGGTGTACATCCTGCGCGCCTTGGGTTTCTTGGGGGTGTTTTTGCGGGTGGTCATGGTGTTAGAGTTCACCGGAGGAGAATGACGCAGGAGCCGGACCTCGGATCGTTCCGGACGGCCTCAGCTTCCCACTCTCCGTATTCGGGAATGACGCCGGTAACGAGCTTGTCGCCGTTCTCGGCCAGTTGCTTTACGAGCAAGGCGATCAGTTCGGATGTTTTCATATTGCTGGTTCGCGGGTGTCTTTGCGGGCAATGTCGATGGCGCTTCGGATGTTGGGGCCGGGGTCGCCGCTCCATTGCTTCACTCTGTAGGAATAGCGCGGCATGGCCATTGTGCGGCCTTCCTCGCATGCGTGTTCCTCCAACCAATCCAACCTCGCCCCATCCTCATTGCCATGCGGCGCGTGGGCGGCGATGATGCGGGCACGGTCCATGATGCGCTCTGGCTCCATTCGGCCAAATTGGTGATCGACCTCAATAGCCTTCGCCGCATCAACGGCCCACTGCGGTACGGGTGGTGTGGTCATGGGGTTCATGCGTGAATCAGTAGCTCGCTAGGTTGGTGTGGACTGGTGGCCGGCTTGCGGTGGTCCCATACGACGTACAGGACCGACGGGTTGAGCCACCGTGAAGGACTACGGCCAAACCCGGCACCGTAGACCCAGCCACTCCAGCCGGTGACGCGGTGAGTAACCTTCAGGAACTTCCGCCACGCACTCACTTCTTCCCCTCCGTTGCGCTCATCTTGGCGTACCACGCATTGTCAAATGCCCGCATGGCCTCTGCCGGGGAGTCACCACATCCGGCCACGCCTTCTTGCAGGTTGTCGCCGTAAAGTGCAATCCACGCATTGCCGTCCGGCGCAATCTTGGGGCGGAATACCGCGCATGGGCGCTCGTACTCAGATACCGCCTGCCGGATAGTCTCAGCGGCCTGCATCGCATAGTGCCCCAAGTTGGCATCACGCATCGCGGTTTCAATGGCAGCGCCAATGTCACCGTTGGACAGGCGGCTTCGTACTGCGTCATAGAGGGGTTGATATGTGTCCATGGTATTAGAGCTTCTTCCCCTCCGTTGCGCGGTAGGCGGAGAGGGTTGTGCGCAGGTCGTCGCGGTACTCCTTGTTCATGCACGGGCCGTCCGGGTATGTTGGCGTATTGATCGTGTGATGCAGCGCGTCCTCGGCAGCCTCCGCCAACCCATCCGCCGCCTCCACCCGTCGCCGCAACCGCTCAATCTCGCCGCGCAGGTCGGCCTCGCGTTCGCCGCTCATGCCGAGGAGTCGGGCTTGCTCTAGGGATTCGGTGCGCAGGAGGGCGAGTTCGGCATCTCGTGCGGAAAGCTGAGTGTCCTTGTCGCGTAAAGCATCTCGAAGGCACTCGGCCCAGAATGTTCCACTATCAAGCGAAGCAACCCGCATGATCTCCAGCTCCTCCTTCGCGGCGGTCAGCTCGCGTTCGAGTTTGCGCATTCTCTTGGCCGCAACAATGGGCTCAGTGGATGGGAAGTTCTCGCACTCAGCCTCATCCGTCCTCGGCGTCGGTGTGTCGGGTGTGTTCACTTCGCCCCACGAACCTTACGGCCCGCCCCTCCGATAGCAACCGCGACGACCTCCCACTGCGGCACGGAAGCAGCATTCGCCCGCCGCTTGATTTCTTTCACAGTCGCCTTCGGCAACTGGCAGTAAAACCCGACCTTCTTGTTGTCCATGCGCCCAACTTGAGCGCATGATATATTCTCGTCAAGAGAGATTTTGAGTTAGGCGCTCTTTTTATTGCCTGCCTGCGAGAGCTGCGTCGGAAAGGGTGTGCTGCCACCCGCGCCACCGTCGCCGAGCTTCGCCGTGGAGCCGACCGCCGCCGGAGCCATGCCCATCATCATCGGGTCGAGCGGCTGAATCGTCGCATCAGCATCCGCCTTCGGGTCCAGTACGCGCAACTGCTGGCGGTAGAACCCGGCCACCTTCTGCTGCACCATCGGGTCCAGCATATAGAACTTCTCCACGAGTGCCGCGGCCTGTGCGCTCGTCTGGAGCTGCTGATTGTTCTTCAGCGTGGAAAGCTCGATCTTCGTCTTAAACTTCAATCCGCGCACGTCGTCGGGCGTCAGCGTATCCACCCCCATGCAATCCCCCTCCAGATACGTGAACACCTCCTGCGGATTCATGTTCGAGAGCACCACGTCAATCTCGCGCGTGACAATCCTTTCGAGGCACGGCTTCAGGTCGTCGATGATGGGGCGGAAGAGTTCGTCACCGCTCTGCTGCACTTCGATGATTCCGGTCGCGAGCTTCGCAGACTGCATGCCCGCCGCCTGATCGTCGTTTGCGCTGCTGACTCCGCTCTCGTTCATGAGGAGCTGGAGGAAGAACTGAAACATCGTCTGAATCTGATCGAACTTGATGTCCGTGAGATAGACCGACTCCAGCACGTCCTCCTTCTTCATGCCGGCCTTCTTCGTGTACGAGCCGCCCCAGTTCATTTTCAGATTCGGATCGCGGTCGCCCTCCAGCGTGTTCGTCGGCGTCCAGAGGTCCACGCGGCCCGCGCGCGACTGGCTGAAGTTCCAGCGGTTCACGAGCAAGTCAATCTGGCACTGGTACGAGTCAAACAGCTCCATGATGCCCAGCCCATACCACCGGCCCTCAACCGGGTTGATGCGCACCACCTCGAACGGGCGCAGTCCATCAGTCGTGACGTTGGCCACGTGGTCGTAGAAAATCGGGGCGCGCGTCTGCCGGTCGCAGATGAGCATGATATTCTCGGCCACGCCGTCGCCATTTGCGTCGTACCACATACAGAACTCGGCGAACTCCGCCACGGGTCCGCCAGTCTCGACGGACGGCGGTGCAGCGAAGTGGTCGTTGGGACGAAGCTCCTGGTTCACCGCCGCCTTGGGCTGGGACGAGTTCGTGGCCAGCGCCCGCACGAGGCTCATCATCTTCCGTGCTGCTTCCATGCGCTCCGGTGCGTTGTCGCCCACCATGCCGCGCTTCACCACCAAGTCCACGAACGCCATCACTGGCTTGTCGTAGAGGTGGCAGATGCAATCCGCCTCCTGAAGGTTCTCCGCGGTGAGCGGGGCGAGGAAATCCTTGTAGTAAATCACCTCCGACTTCGCGCCCTCGAACAACACCTGCCGGCGGTCCAGCGGGATATTCTGCCAGATGGGCGCAAGCGGCTCCTCGGTGATCTGATCGCGGGCAAGCACGCGCTTCGGCGTGCCCATGCCGTCCACGATGTCATCGAAACGGTCGTCTTCGGTGATGAAGTTCCCGTCCTGCGCACGGACCGGCGTGCCATCGGTGGAGTGTAGTACGCGGGCCTCCACGTTGAACATTTGGTCGCGCACGACGTAGCTCGTCTTCACGACGCATTCGCCGAGAATCAGCGCGCGAGAAATGGCTCGGCCCTTGTCCTCTTTCGAGTCCGATTCGCGGAGCTTGAACTGACAGAACCGATCAATGCGCTCCACGCGCTCGGCGTCATTCACCTCATCAAACTCCGGCACCGGGGCCGGGCTCACGCTGAACCACTCGTCGCTGCCGAAGAACTGATTCTTGGCGCGGGCAATCATCTGGCGGCACACGCGGCGCACGATGGGCGTGGCGAGATTCGATGACTGGAAGATGCTGTCCGGCCCAAAGGTGAACGGACGCCACGATACGTCGTTCAGAAAGGTGGCGTCGTAGCGGGCGCGCTTGCCCATCCACGTATCCGCCGCCTGAAGGCCCTGCGACGCGAGGAACGCATTCACCATCGCCGTCTGGTTCTGCCACCACGTGGGAGCAAGGCACTGGCTCCGGCCCGTATCCGCGTCCATCTGGCCGAGGCGCATGAACGCATGCTCAATCATGCGCTTCTCTTGGTCGGCGGTGAGCTTAAGCGCGGTCTGAAACGGGACCTTCGGCACGGACGCCTCAATCGCGTCGGGCGCGGGCGAGTCCGGCGGATTCACAATGCTGTCAGCCTTGTGAATGAACTCTGAAAGTTGGTCGGGCATGCCGCACGCTCATGCCAGATAACTGCTGAACTGTAAAGCGACTACGGGCGCACCGGAGAAAGCCCGATGAGCGGCCGCACGCGGTCGCGCTCCTGCTCGGCAATGCGGTCGATCTCCTTCTGGGCCTGCTCCTGGTTCATCATGCGGAGGCGCGGCGCAATCGACTGTAGTCGCACGCGGATGCGCTGTCCGGAGAGCTTGCGGAACTGCTCGCGCTCGGCGTCGGACATGATGGGTCGCTCACCCGGCTTCGGGGCCGGAGCACCGAGGTCTACGCGCTTCTTGACCTCCGCGGGGGTCGTGATCTTTCGGGCAAGTCGGGTATCCTTGCCTACCTCGGGGATGAACACGTTCTTGTCGCGCAGCACCTTGTCCACCGGGTCCGACGACTCCTGTGAGGTGAACCGACTGGTCGGATTGTAGACTTGCGAACGTCCCAGCACGTCCGTCTGAGGCGTACCCGTGCGGCGCATGCCGGGGATGCTACCGACCACCGGAGGTGCCTTGTACGTCTGATTGTCGAACGTCTGGTCAATCTGCTGGAGCAGGCGATTGTACGGGATGACGAGGTTCGCCGGGATGCTGCCCAGCGTGCGGCCGAGCCCCTTCGTGCCGCCCTTGCCGCCGGAGGCTGCTTCCATCAAGTCGGCCAGCCCGGTCAGCATGGACGTGTCGAAAATCACCTGCGGCGCACGGGTCAGAGCGTCCAGCACCTTGTTCTCCAGCACGAGGTCCGACTTGGACTTCTTGTACTTCACCGAGTCGGCGACGTGGCCGGCGATGGCCAGCGGAATGAGAAGCGGCGAGTCCTTGTACGAGACCCACCGATCACCGACCCGCACCGAGTACGGCGACCATCCGGCCTGCTGAAGCTGCTTTTTCTTGCCCACGTCCTCCGGCCCCTTGGCCGTGATGTCCATGTCCTTGTCTTCCATGGCGCGGGCCACGAGAGCGCCCATGAGGGTCGTGCCGATAATGCCCTGCACGTGCAGGCGAATGCGCTCGTCCTTCGTGAAGTTCCGCGGCTCCTGCTTGCGAAAACCTGCCCCGCGCATACCCATCTCGGCGCGGACGTTGCCCATGGGCGTGAAATTCGTGATCGTATTGAACACGTTCGCGGGCGTCTTCAGGAACATGGCCCACGGTTTCAGGACAGGGATGCCAGCCAGTCGGCCCTCTTCGACGGCGTATTTGAGCGCGTGATACGCCACGCCAGCCAGTCCCTCGGGCTCGTTCTGGAACGTCGTCTCGGCGGCGAATCGCTCGCCCTCTTTCACCGCCTGCGCACCCTCCGTTGTCTCGGCGCGCTGCCCTTCAATGATGTCAGAAATGCGGCGACCGACCTCGACGCCCTCGTAGCCCTCCGACTCCGCCTGCTGCTTGGCGCGGAGGAATGCCTGCGGGGTTGTGTGGAGCAGTTCGTTGACCTTGGATGACAACTCCGCGCCCTGATACTTGCCCTCAAGGAGCTTCGTCGCCACGAGCCGCTGGTACGCTTCACGCGCCGGATAGTAAAACACGGCGTCCGCCGCCTTCATGAAGCGGAACACCTTCTCTGGCAGGCGGGCCATGGCGACCGTGGCAACCTTCCCTACCGGCTCCGGCACGCCGAAGTCGCGACCGAAGTCCACGGTGTTGAGAATGCTGCCAGCGCCTCCGGTCTTGTCCTGAAAATCTCGCGTACCCACGCCCGTCTTGAGGATGGCCGCTGCCTGACGCCCGCCCTCCGGCAAGCCGTGCAGGAATCCCTTCAGAAGCGCGGGGAGATTCGTCGGATTCGTCGCCGCGGTCGTCGCCAGTTGCGCGATGGAGTTGAGCGTGTTGCCGAGGAGGTTGGCCTGCTGCGTCGTGTAGCCGGAGAGAATGTTCGCTGTGAGAATCGACGAAGCGACGTCCATCTTTCCGACGCCCTTGTAGATTTGCAGCGCCTCGGCCAGCTCCAGCTCGGCGCGCGACCGCTCCGAGTGCGACTTCGCCTTCTTGATCTTCTCCGCGATTTCAGCGATGTGCTTCAGCTTCTTCGGGTCGGGGCCGGCGAGACCGAGTTCCTTTGCGGCAATCTCGGTCATGTCCTCGCGGGTCAGCGCGCCCAGCCGCTTCAGCTCCATCACGCGCTCCAGTTTCTTTTTGAAACTGTCCAGCACCTTGCGCACGGGCTTCGTCGTGTACTTGGCCTTCAGCTTCTCAATCTCGGCCTCGATGTCCGCCTGCGTTTCGGCCTTGTTCAGCGCCTTCGTGGCGTCGTCGATAGCATCGGTCG